CGCGTGAACCTGAGCGTAGGACAGGCGGAGGCCGGACGCAACCCGAGCATCAACATCAAGTACGATGGTCAGAACCTACAGCTTCGTCTCCCTCGCATGGGTTTCCCCGGCGGCGTTCTGATTCGCGAGACCGAGGGAAATACGTCATACACGCTGATCGGCTCTCTCAAGGGATGCGACCCCTACGGCAAGGACCGCGCTTCCGACAGCGACGACAACTCAAAGCTGTACAATTTCCTGCTGGATCTCGAGGACAAGATCATCAAGACCGCAGTTGACAACAGCGTCAAGTGGTTCGGCAAGAAGCGCTCCGAGGAGGCGGTGCGCGACAGCTTCAAGCCACTGATGCGCCTGTCCGCCGACCGCGTGGACGGCGAGTACATTCCCAACGGCAAGTACCCTCCCAGTGTGACCATCAAGGTCCCCGTGTACGACAACCGCGTGAATGCCGACGTGATTGACAACCGCGGCAACCCGACGCCCGTCTACCCGAACAACCTGCTGAGTGTGTTCCCCAAGGGCGTGGAGGCAAACATGGTCGTGAGCGGCTCAATCTACGTGATCGCTGGCGGCGGCTTCGGCGTTACTTGGCGCCTCACGTATGCTCAGGTGTTCCCTCGGGCTCAGATGACTGCGAAGAATGTGTTTGCGGATGATCTTGAGCAGGGAGAGGATGAGACGGCTCCTCTGACGGAGAGTCAGCCGGTGATGCCGGAGAGCCAGCCGATTCACGACACGGCGCTGGACACTGAGGTTGTTGATCCTGATGATGTTCCTGCGCCTGCGCCTGCGCCCGCACCGTCCTCCGCGGCTGGTCGTAAGAGACGTGTTGCCGCCCCGCTATAAAGTAAGACCAAATCCGAGATGACTGAGGCGGGTCATAAATAACGCCTGAATTATCTAAAAACAAAACACTCCGGGGGAACATTCCCTTTTTCAATTCCTTACAACTGTGAGGAGCTGAAAGTGTGCGCTTTTTACATGAGGCGCAGTAGTAGAAACAAATCGGGATGCTCGGCAGCATGCTCGGCAGTACGATGCGCAGAGTGTCGCTGTAGACAGCTCTTTCCAGCAGTCCACTCAGCTCTTCCTCCAAGCAATCTTGGTACGCTTCATTGGTCATGTACGCCCACACCGTCTTGTCACGACACGTCCAGTCAGGTTCCTGTAGAAACGTGCCGTACGGGTTGTCGTGTATCCACAGCACAGAGTACGACTCGCGATCAGTGCTCTCGTACTCCATCAGCCCAACTCGGTCCAGCAGGTCGTCGTACAGCCACTGGACGTCAAGACCGTGCGACGTGTAGCGAGGATCAATTATGCCGCGGTACACCGAGTGGCTTTCAATGGTGAACAGCTCGGCATCCACATCATCGTCGTGCTCGGCGATGCCTTTTTCTATCGGGTACACCAGCCCTTTGCGTCGCTGCGACTGCATTTGTGTCTATGGCGCTTAATCAAACTTGACGGTTACACGCACATTGTGGTGCTTCAGCGAGTTGGTAGCGCTGCGCGAAAGCTCGTGGCGTTTCTTTGGCGTGTCGGCCTCCTTCTCTTCATGGATACACTTCTCCATGTCGTCGTGGATGGTTGTGTGGTGCGTCATGATGTAATCCAGCACGCCGTCGTGAATTGCCCACTCGAAGAAGTTCAGCTGGCCCACTGTCGTTTCCATGTCGTGGAACTTGATGCGCTTCCAGCGACAGAACGGGTCAAACATCTTTTTGCTGTACGCCTTCAGATGCGACTTGTAGGCCAAGTACACCACAACGTGTCTGTCGCCTGACATGTACGAGATGTTGTACTTCTTGGAGTAGTTCGTAACGAACCAGTCAATCAGGCGCAGCGAAATGACCGAGTTGCCTTGGATGATGGACTTGACGCGCTCAAAATTGGCAGCGTCGCCGTAAAAACGCTCTAGGCGGTAGAGAACCCACTGCTCTTGCGACTGGATATTCATTGTGTTCCCATACATGTGTTGCCTTAAAACGAATTTGCCACGGGCAGATACACTGACACATGTATAATGGCACACACACAAGTCAATTGGCTGATTGAGCAGTACGGACACAATGACCAGCGCACGGATGCTTGGCACGCCAAGCGCAGTGAAATGCTCACTGCCTCAGAGATTTGGAAGACAGTCAAGGATTCGTCTCCCGCATCACGCCATGAAATCGTTCTATCCAAACTCGTACCCCGCGACTCCAATTCGGGCGGAGGGGCCCGCGCACTGGTGTGGGGCACTCAATTTGAACCCATCGCAAAGCAGATCTACGAAGGACTTAACGGCGTTTCAGTTGTGGACACCTCCTGTATCCCCCACCCCGACCATGCTTTCTTGGGCGCGTCTCCTGACGGTATTCTGGTCTCAAAAGATGTATCACACCCTTTATACGGTCATCTGATTGAGATAAAGTGTCCCATCTCGCGCGACTTTGACGACAGTACTCAAGTTCCGTCCGCTTACTTCCATCAGATGCAGCTACAAATGGCATGTTCTGGACTCAATGTATGCGAGTACGCTGAGTTCAAATTCAAGGCCATGCCGTATTCCGAATGGCTAACCACTGACGCGGAATACAAATCTGTGTACGTGGTTATGGAGGACGGCACCGTGAAGTACAAGGACATCAGCGATGCGCGCAGCTTTTCAGATTGGAAGGACGATGTGCTATGTGACGTGGACATGTTCCAGATACAGATGGTGTTCTGGGCACTTACGAAGTATAAGATTCAGACCGTCGATAAGGATCCGGAATGGCTGGCAACGAATCTGCCGTCTTTCCAAGAGACGTGGTCTCTCGTCCAGAAACATCGGTCGGAACAGTCACTTCCTGAACACCCTCGCGAGAAGACGACGCTGGTTCTGTAGTCGCCGCCTCAAGCGGGTAGTACCGAACCAACCAATCCAGCTCAGTCCGACTCGGATTGTTAGCATAAAACCCGCCACTCCCGTCATGGATCTTCACCAGCGTTTCAAAGTACTCCTCATACATCAACGACACACGGTCCAGTGAAAAATTATTCAACGCCCATTCATGACACGCTCTGCGAGAGATGTTGTGAATGTTTTTCGCAGCCCACTCGAACTGCTCAACTGTGCGGCACCGGTATCCCGTCACGCCGTGAAGATTGTTCTCCGCGAACCCGCCCCAGTCCGTCGTGATGGTGGGCGTTCCACAAAACAACGCTTCAATCGTGACGCCGCCAAACGGTTCATTGTAGTGCGTCGGCGCAATGAGGGCCTTTGCGTTTCGCATCAGCTCCGACCGTGCCGCTGGCTCGACGTACCCGACACACGTCACGTGGTCCGGAACGTGCCCAATCACCTGCGCCAAATCGCCCTGTCCCGCGACCAGCAACTTGGCACCCAGTCGCTTCGTGATCTCAACCGCAATGCCGATGCCCTTGGAGTCAATGATGCGACCCACGAACAAGAAATAATCCTTCGGGTTCGGGTTGAACTGAAAGTCGGCTGGGTCAAAGTAGTTCGGAATGACGGCGTCGTACCAGTGCGGCGAGCGGTTGTACTTCCCGTAAACGACGTTCATCACCGCATGCGACTCAAAGATTGACTGCTTGGTACACGGCTCGTTGGTACACCCGATACCCGGCTCAACTGCGATGAGCTCAGGGTGTGCGTGCATGATGGGCGCGTGCGCATAGCCCCAGAACAGCAACAAGAAATCGTTCGGCTGCTTACGCTTCCCGACCTCCACAATCGCACGCTGGTTAAAAATTTGGTGTGCGTGGTCCTGAGTGTTGTGCTGAAAGAAATTCTTCCTCCAGTCGTACGCCCCGTACGCTTTTTCTAGATCCTCGTCGAACGTGACGGGGACGTGCTCGGTACACTCAACCTCCGAGTCCTTGTGGCCGTAGTGGTACACCGTGTGTCCGCGCGCCATCATCATCTTACAGAACTTCAACGCCTTCATTGTGAACGCACATGCTGAGTAATCTTTGCGGGTGATTGTGTGTGGCAGCGAGAGTACATGAAACCGCATTTAGTTAATGTGTGTCGCGCATGTGTAAGTTATTCCATGTACGCGTGCCACGCATTGACACGGAAGGGCGTCTCGAATCCTGACATCGGACCCATGCTGTAAGACGGCATCGGGTAGTGGTTCGTCTTCTGGCTGTACGAAGACGCCGGCTCGGCGTCCAGTGACTTCATGACCGCTTCGCGCTTGACCGAGTCCACCGGCCGCGAGTTTGTTGCGACAAACCAGACAATTACACTGGCTAGAACAATCATGGCGATAACTGTCCGCATTTCCTTTAACATTTAACGTCACTAAAAAATGGATACACGTTTTCATAGTCGTTAAACAATAAGACAATCATGGAGGAGGCACGCGCACTTGAAACGCTCAAGATCATTCTGAAGAACCGAGGTGTCGTTGACGCAAACGGGTTCCAGCAGGTGGCGAATCCAGCAGATGACACCCACATGTTCACGTACGGCGGCGTGCTGGTGGTGTTCAGCGAGAAGACGCGCGTGTCTGAGCGCGAACTGATCAACCTGTTGGCGTTCGCGAGCGAGAACGACTACGATGCCGGTATGATCATTGTGACACCTACACGGTCCTCCGATTCGGTTCTCACGGCACTGAGACGCTACGTGGCCGACACGAGCCAGCCGCTCATTCAAATCTTTGAGATGCGGCACCTTCAGTTTGACATCTCGGCACACCGCAAGCAGCCGAAGCATCGCGTGATGTCGGCAGAGGAAACCGCGGCGATGCTGAAGGAGTTTCACATCCCCGACGTGAACCGCATTCCAAAGATCGACTGCCAAGATCCGATGGCTAAGTGGATCGGAGCCAGACCCGGTCAAGTGATTGAAGTGTTGGGACTATGTGAAACGTCCGGAGACAACCGACGATACAGGCTGTGCGTTGAATGCGCTGCGGATGCCTGACCGAATAACCACCGCCACCAACACGAGCAACACGATGATAAGAAGACCTAAATACAACATTTGAGAACCACGGGCAATGTCCACTTTTTGCTCTTCCAGCGCGAGTGTCTGGCGCAGCGCGAACACTCGGTCGCGTCCTTGCTGGATCTCCGCGTGCTGGGTCTTGTACTTTTCAATGTCGTCGCGCAAGACCCGAATGCGTTCGGGAGTGAGCTTACACCCGCCGTCGCCGGACCCAACCAGTATTTCCTGAACCAGCTGTGTCAGCTTCTTGTTGACGTCCAGCACCTCCTTGATGCGCACACACTGTGTCGCGCGGTCCTGCTCTGCGATCGCAGCTTTCAATGCGGCGTTGTACTGCTCCTTTAACGCCTTATAATCCCTGTCAAATACCTTGATGCGCTCGGCCCGTGCGCTTTGGAACTCCGAGGCGTTCATTACATTTTGTGGAGATACAAATAAATGCCGACTCTTGTATCGGACGGTATTAAGAATGGAAAGCAAAAGGGTCCTGGCACGGACGCCTCCATGATCACAGCCATGAAACGAAATCGCGCAGTTTTGAACGGCTTAACGTCCGAGAAATTCGCAGATAGTGTATCGTTTGCAGTGTCTGCTACGACTGGGGATGCGAGTACAATGACATACACATATACGTCTAACATGAACACCGCACCGTTCAATCCAGGCGACCGTGTTAATGTAACAGGTCATTCACCAAGCATCTCAATTGGTACAGGAGCAGGTACTTTATCGGTTACAACCATTGCAAGTAGTTCCGGAAATATAACAGTGGGCGCTGTTACAGACGGTGCTCCTACAATTACATTAACTAACGCTGCAACTGGACTAGTTCAAGGAATGGTTATTACATTTACAGGTACAGGACTAACAGCACGTGGACTAAGCACCAGCGATTTCTATATAGTAAATACTTTAGCGTCTGCAACATCATTCACGATATTGAAGTTAACGGGGGCAACTAATTATAGTGGGAGTGGTACTGAAACAGTTCTTACAACAACAGCAGGTACTGTTACTAGTGGTACTGTAACGACTACAGCTACGATTGCAACTCTAACATACGGTGACACGACCTCAAATGCGTTTACGGTCGGCGACCGAATCACAATCGATAATCACTCTGTGGTTCCAAATGGGACATATCGCGTGTTCGCAATATCCGGAACCACTGTTCGGGTTCAAGTTCCATCTGCTATTTCTGGAACAGCCACGACAACCACAGCTACAATTGCACCAGTTTCCTCTGCGTTTAATGGGACATTCTCTTTGCTGACATGTACAGCTACAAGCTTTACAATTGCAGGTCCAGGCGTGTTGTCATCAACTGCGACTGTATCGGGTATCACAAAACTCCGCACGAAACCCATTGTGGACAGCATCAATAGTCGCGGGTACCTCGTGAGTGGCGTGCTGCCTGTCCTGACTGCTCGGGGCATGAACTTGTCGTTTTTCCCTGTGAGCTAATAACAATGAATTACGCCGCACTCACAGACACCATCATGAATGTGGTGAAATCCGCGGTTCCGGAGAATTCAGACACCACCAAGTACTCTGAAATTCCGGAGGTCGACAAGCAACGCGATCTCATCGTGTCGCACTTGAAATCCACGTACGACGGCGACACGAACCATCAGCTGAGCGCCAAGGAGTTCGTGGACACCGCCAAGACGTACAAGAACATGATGACGTCGGAAGAAGGCGAGCGCGAGAAGCTGACGCGCAAGATGAAAGAGCTGGAGTCACAGATCAGTGCCAACAAGGACGAACTGGAAAGTTCGCTCAAAGTGAAACGTGTGCTTCAAATCTTACTTGTCACGGCAGTGGTCACGCTGGGCATCTACATCGTGGGAGGATCGTTCAAGTTCGTACACGTGCTCGCATTCTTCGTTCTGCTCGCCGGATTGATGGTCGTGATCTACACGCGCGGTGAAAAGACCGAATGGACCTTCCCATGGACTAAACAATAGCATGGACGTCCACGATCCACGCACAGTTATTGATTTCCAAAAGTTCACGTTCTCAGGACACCTTCGGTCACACGTGTACAAGGTGATTGAAGAGAACATCAAACTCGGGCATGCGGATTACACATGTTACTGGACGCTCGAGTTGTTGTGTTCTGGGCTCGTACACTCGCTGTGGCAGACGCTGTTTGAGTCCGCCGCCAAGCACATCAACCGCGCGGCCCCGAACGTGTTTCTGTACCTCGTTCAAAAGTACGAGGCGTTCTCAACTTACGAAGGCCAGTACTCCACGCTCGCAATGACGGGCATACGCAACAACCACGCGGTTCGGACGCTGGTGTGCGAGGCGGGCGCGACAACCGCGTTCTGTCGCAAAAACAAACTCCCGCCCACTCCGAAAATCAAACCGGAACACGATTTCCAGCCACTGACGATCCAAGAGAACTTGAAAGCGCCGTCTGCCAATTACGGACGTCACCTGAACATGAAGAACGATCCGCTGGAACTCGTTGTGCCCGTCAACGAACTGGTGTATTGTTTGCGTCCCGAGACGCGCGACTTGACGCGGGCGTTGTACTGGACATCGTGGCTTCTGAAGTACGCTAGTCAGTGTAAGAAGCAACACAAGGTGGAGTTGGCGTGTAACTCGCGCCCCAACCCGTTCATTGACGACGCACACTCGCACGATATCGTGTGGCTTCTGTGGGATGTAGTTCACGACGCGGTCAAGACGTCGCCCCAGACAGGTATGTTGACGCCGTACATTGACGCGCTGTTCAAGCTCCACTGTCTCCGCTGGAAACCGGCGTGTATGAAGCAGCGCCTGTGTTTCCTGACGACCGCCATGCTCTTTGTTTGCGAAAGCACGACGCTCGACATCCACGCCAAAGTGCCGCACGACATCCTCACAGTCCAGCGCGTCATTGAAAACGTGCCGCAGTGGATCCACGCGATCCTACAGACACAAAAGACGTTCGCGACGTAAAATGGAATCAAGTGGCATGTCCACTGATGTAGCATACTCCAAGATGCGCGTCCTCATTTTCGACACTGAAACCACGGGTCTTCCCAAGAAACGCCAGAGTGCGTGGCTTGAGCCGCACGTATGGCCACACATCGTGTCCATTTCGTGGATGCTCTACGACAGCGACCGAAACAAGGCGGTCCTCCAGAAAACATACAACATCAAACCTATTAACTGGACCATTCCGGAAGAGTCAACCGCCATCCACGGCATTCTTCATTCGTACGCTGAGCGGTACGGCGCACCGCTGGGCGAGGTCATGGAAGAGTTCTTGGGCATTCAATATGACGCTCTTGTCGCACACAATTTGGAGTTTGACGAGAACGTGATTATCAATGCGATGCGCTGGGATTTGGGACACGTGTTTGAAGGGTTCATCAAGCCAAAGTACTGTACGATGCGCATTTCGCGGCCCATGTGTAACTTGCCGTACCCGAGCGGCTACCGCGGCATCAAACCCCCGAAACTGAGCGAGCTTTACGAGCACGTGTTCCACAAGAAACCTGTGAGTTCGCGTCTCCACGGATCATTCTACGACACCAAAATTCTGTGCGACATCATCAAGGTTTGTGAGCCAATCCGCACGGCAATCGGTTTAAGTCCATCCGACCATCTAATCACAAATGAACACGACGGTGCGGAACTACAAGGTTCCGGCGCTGTTGTCTAAACACAGCATCCCAGTCACACGCATCTGGGCACACGACGGCTGGTGCTACATCCCCGAACTATCAAAACGTCAACGTTTTTCGTTAGCAGAGGCCGGCATCAATGTTGAAACCGAAGTATGGACCGGCGTCATTCCGAAACCGAATCACGTGGAAGCGGTCAAGTACTCTCTGCTGTCGGAGCATCCGTTGGTTTGGGAGGAGCAAGGACCGACTTGGTGCGAGCGGTACGAACAGCTGCGATAGGTAAGGTTTTCACTTAAAATAACGAGATAAATATAATTAAAATGTTTCGGTGGTTCGCTGGGCTTTTATCGGTAGCATGTGCTTCCGCATATCAATCGGGAGTAGACACATGTGTTAATCAGCCACAACACGGCGCTTGGGCGATGGGATGCACTCCCGTCGGATGTCAACAATCTGCGGGCGGGCTACTTCCTCCTTATGCGTTTGATATTCAGGACGTATCGGGCCAGCGCGTACAAAGTTATCTTCCAAACACGACGTATTCTGTTATCCTGCGATCCACAAACATCAGCACATCGCCCTGTTCGGAACAATCGTGTTTTCGTGGATTTGTGTTGAATGTCGGAAAGGGAATTCTTCAGCGCTCGAATTTTCAAGGCGTATCGGATGCAACTGTGGGAGCAGGAACCATAAACATTCATCCGGACAGTGAACTGCACTCGCGTCGCATGATTTCGTGTCCGAATGGTGTTACACATATCAACAATGATTTTGTGCGCTCCGTAAAAGTTCAGTGGACGGCTCCTATGGAAACAACAGGACCTGTCACGTTCAAGGCGATTATTGTCGCGGGTCGTCGAGGACTGAACTATATTGCCACACGCACATTCTCAGAAATGGCGGTGAACGTATCATCATCTACGACGCCGAGTATACTGGCATCTACATCCGTAAGTCGTACAACTCGTCCAAGCCCCTCTTCCAACCGCACGTCAACGTCTACGATATCGTCAAGCACGGTTCCGTCGGGTACACCGTCCAATTCGCCCACACCCACAGCGTCATTGTCTGGGTTTTCGTCGGCATCAAATTCTCCATCTTCCACGATTTCGGGGTCCGTATCAAATAGCCAGACAACAACGCTTTCTAATTCCGAAACGGCATCTGTCTCTGGGACACCGTCTCTATCGTTCTCAAGCACAAGCTCAGTAACGGGCACCGGACAATCCACGCCATCAAATACACCGAGTTATTCTGGATCCCTTACATCGTTTCCTACGCCAGATATGAGTACAACATCCAGCGCGAGCGTGACACAAACACCTTCGGCAAACTCTACTGGGAATGCGATATACATTGTACAATCCGCATCCCCTCCATCAGATGGAAGCAACCATGGAGTTGCGATTGCGGTGGGATGCGTCGCCGGTTTAGCTGTGGTTGTAGCTGGTCTTGCGACGTATCAACGTCGTACCCAACGTAAACGTGTCCACTCATCGCGTGTGGTCATTATGCCGATTGACCAAGTGACTATCAATCCAACGGAAGTAGCAACCAGTATTCGCCAACTACAACGCATGACGTTTGAGCCACAACCAGCGCGTTCTGAGGTGTAACTTCCAAACCTCTGAACTCATTAAAGATGATCATCTTGGATGTATTTTACGTCGCACTCGCCACACTGGCGGTGATGGGTCTCCTCCATCTAGTGACGTTCGCTGCCATTCGCATCATGTACCCGCCTGAGCCAAAGGTGATTTACCGCGACGTTCCGGTGCCACAGCAGCAGCAGGTTGCGGTTGCGTCACACATCCCTCCGCCACCCCCGCCCAGCTTTGCCGCACCGGCGCCACCGGCTCCCGCTTTCATACAGCCCGAGCAAGAAGTACAACTACCCGCATATGAATCCCGTCCTTTGCCAAATTCAACGGCGTCACGACTGGACGCCGGCCTACCGGACGGTCTTCAAGAAACCCGCCCCCCAGGCACGTAACTCATTCAAAGTCCCTCAAACAACCGGCAAACCGGGATGGCTAGTTTTTACATATGACAACAACACTCCTGTGTGTATGTGGATCACATCACAGGAGTGTTACAAGGTTCCGTGCTGCGCCGACGAGCGCGTGTGTAACGACACGTTCTTGCGCGTTGAAAAGATCTCCAAGACCGAGTTTGTGGTGGCCGATATGTGGATGTACAATTCAAACTGCGTGTTTGCGTGCTCGAGTTTCCAGCAGCGACACGAGTGGCTGAAAGAGTGGCTGAAGACGTTCGTGTTTGAGACGCCCGCCACCATCAAGCTGAGACACAAGAGCGAGTACACTGGACCCGTGCGGGGATACGAGATGTACTTGGAGGACATTGGAAAGAGCGGGTTCTTTGAGGAGGGTACGGGTCAGAAAGTGGTGGTTGCGAAGCTTCCGATGCCCGATTGCTACGAGATCAGAGGCCGCAACGCTTACTTGCGCGTTCCAGACATGAAGACGTCGCGTTTACTGAAGACGCTCGGCGATGTGTTTGAGGCGGTGTGCGAAGACAACGGCGACGGATCGTATAATTTTGTACGAAGTTAGTAAATGCCTCACAAGAAGTCGCATAAGAAGAGCGCGGGTCGTCGTAAGACCGTGAAGAAGGGAGGGTACTACGGGTTCAACGGGCAGGTGGGAACTGGTGCGCCTCTGTGGGCCACTGGCGCCGAAACCAAGGCGCCCGCGTATGTTGGCGGCAAGCGCCGCAAGAGCCGCAAGGTCACACGCCGGCGTCGTCACCGTGGCGGCGGTAGCTGGGGCGCCGTGTCCGCGTCGTATCAGGGATCAGGTGTGCGCGGCATGGCCGATTACGTTCCGGTCAGCACCAAGACGGGCGACGGAGGTCCGGCTCTCGGCGCGTTCAACGTCAAGCCCACGTAAAACGGATTTTTCATTTACGTAGCAGGTGAACATTATCACCACGATGGAGCACTCTTACCCGATTACACGCGACCAGCTTCGCAACATGCCCGCTATTATCCAAGCCCAGCAGAAGCAGGCATTTATCAACAAGATGGTTGAGCATGTATCCACCGAAATCATTAACACCGCAACCCAGTCCAAAAATAATTGTGAGTTTATGTGTCACCAGCTGGTTCACGACATTCAACGTCGAGGATCACAGTTGTTTCATGACATTCAACGTCTAGGAGGTGTTCAGCAGTTGTTTCATGACATTCAACGTCTAGGAGGTTCTTTTGAGCCATACATCAACGCCGTTATTGACGATTTGAAACTCCGATTTCCGGATTGTAGATTCACACAAGATCCTGCTAAGAAGTATCTGTTTGTTGACTGGTCTTAAAAAACGAATACAAAAACATCAAGCCCAACTTTTTCAATGAAAAATGCAGTCCCCGTTTGAGAATCCGCGGGAAGTCAATCCGTTCGAGAATGTTAAGAAGGTTCCAGCACGTATACCGCCTCCACCTCCAATTGTGGTAGTGGAACGAGAAGTGCCAAACAGCAAAAGACATCGCTGGCTGGAACTTCCGGGAGCATGTTGCCTATCCTACTACTGCGGTCCATGCTACATGTTCGCCCAACTATGCTGTATGATCTGTAAGTGAAAAACGGATTTTGATGGGGCAACATACAAGGACAGCAACACGCCAAGATGTCTCTCCACTCGGATAAGTTCCAGAAGATGGTGTACAAACTCAGCGAAGTCGATAGGGCGAATGCATTGACTAGATTGATGAGGTGGGTAGAGCAGCAGGTAGAAGACGATCCGACGGCGGCAAATTTGGCGATGTGGTTGGACAGAATTCGATGCGCTGTATCCCCAGGCGATTCTGTTTGGTACATGAAAACTATATTTGACATATCTCCATCGTTTCAAGCAATCGTAAAGTCAAAGTTAAACGTTCCTTCAAAGAACCTCAAGACCGCATCAGACAAGACTCCTCGCAAAACGATTCCTAAGAAGATTCGCGCACAGGTGTGGACAACTGCCTTTGGTTCGTCCACCCAGGGCACATGCTACTGTTGTAAGTCTAGTCTGAACTGTCTCGAGTCGTGGCACGCGGGACACATCGTCGCGGCATCTAACGGAGGAAGCGATACGGCGGAGAACCTGCGCCCGATTTGTCCGCCGTGTAATCTATCCATGGGCAACGAACACATGGACGCATTCAAGTCCAGGTGCTATCCGTCCCACTAACTCAAAAACAAAATACGTCAAGTCCAACTTTTTCAATAGAGACATTCGTGGAAAAAGTTGGACTTGATGTTTTTGTATTTTAATAGTTATGGCAACGCATGTGCGGAAAGTCTGTCGGTATACGATTTATGAATTGTCTCCTTCTCTTTAATAATGTCGGCAATCCTAACTCTGTTACCATACATTTTATCCGCAAACTGACCTGGGTTGGGGGTACTCTCAAACCTACACTGACTATTCCATAGTTTATCATGTTCGAGTCTCAGTTTATCAAGTTTATTTCGGTCAACGTCTGTGAGATGAAGGTGCGAGGGACACCACATTTCCATTATTTGCAGTCTCCTTTTTTCAAGCGAGGCGTCTCTCCTCGCTTTTACATTCTCTGGTTTATTATACTCGGCAATCATCGCCCGCGTGACATGGTTCGGGTCCTTTGCCAGCGCAATCTTCTCGGCAACGTCCTCCTCAAAACGCTTCTTCTCGGCGATAGCAATCCCCTTCTGCTTCTCCTCTTCAATCCGCCGATTTGCTTCGGCCACAACTAACTCGTCGTATGACGGTTTAGGTGCGACCGGTGGCGGTGCGACTGGTTGAAGACGGGACTGCGCGGCTGCGTACAGTTGCAAGATCTGCTGCTCAAAGCGTTGGCGCTTGCGCTCGCGGTGAGTGGGGATGCAGTTGCCCATGGTGTAGTGTATGACGGCAGATATACTGGACTTTTCAAATCCATTTTTCATGTAAAACGGATTTGAAAAGGTCACAACAGGTCAGCGGCAATCTAATAAAATGGAGTTCTTCATCAACCACACGCAGAAGCAAATCGAGTTCGCAGGTCGCAACGCGCACCTCAACAAGTTCATGGTTAAACTACTTGAACTTGTTGAGACGAAGAAGTGGTCGCTGAAGGACGATATTCAGTTGTACATTCACGACACGGACGCAGATGATGATGTGCGCGCGTGTGTGGAGGACAAGGAGTACCAGCTGTCAGATGAGTTCCGCTACCTCTTCTTTCCGGAGGAGGAAGAGGCGCGGATGATTGGTGAGGCGTACGACCGTGAAGTCATGCGCGAGATGGAGCACGGTGATCGGGCATGGTCAGGTTGGGACATGCCCGGCTCGTCGTTTGACGTTTGAAAACGTGGACGTGTGAATTCGGTGCATTCCGTCAGCGTACACGTACGCCATGTATGTGGGATCGTTAGTAGAAATAAACGGTCCTCCGACCGCATCCACAATCGCCTTCCACTCCGTAAAATACGACCTCAACTCCAAATACCTAAAATAATTAACCCAATGTTCAAACGACTTATGAATCCCCAAAATTGAAAACAAATCCGGAAACTTTTTCGTTATGAGCGCGATGACGATCGTTATGAGCGGAGACGCCATGTCAAATATCGTCCACCAACTCATCTCATCGTACGTGGCCTTCAATGCGACAAACTCTTCCGCTTCTTTGAAGTAGTGTTTTGCGTTACGTATCAGGTACTGCGTTAGACGCGGATTCGGTACCGGCACCTTCATCCTTTACTTGCTCTGGCGATACAATTGGAACCACTTCAAACGTCCGACTGTCCATGTAGCTCCACGCCACGCCGCGAAGCCCCGTCACCGCCTCAAGCAGTTCGCGCGACAGCTTTACGTGCGAAAGAAGCTTCTCGTTGATCACCTCGGTCACGTCTTCGTCGTCGGCGAACACGCACAGCCAAGGATACTCCGGCTCCGGCAGCTCAATCTCAAGCACCTTCTTTGGCTCGTCCTCCTGAAAGAACATCCGAAGCACACTGCGTCGGCAGTGAAAGAGCCACGTGTACAGCGAGTACATCAGGTTGTACTTGGGCTCGTCGTCTGGATCTCTCCGCGACATGTTGCGTTCGCGAGTTTCGGCTTCCACCTTCCTAAGCTTCCGAATCACAGATGAATTCATTGAATTATACTGGAGAGCTTGTTGAAAATGGGTAGTCATCTCCCGCTTCTTTTTTGGGCGAGGACATCGTGACGGTCACATCGTCCGTCTCCTTGCTCGGGTACGGCGACAGCGCAAACGTCTCCTTCACCTTGGTCGCGACCTTCTTGTCCATACCGAGTCCGAGCGAGATGGAGGTCGCGAGTGCGGTCACAATGAACGGCGTCGCGACAATTGCCCACGACACGACGCCCAAGTCCACGCCACACAGGGCGTCCAGAATGGCAACGGACGCCACACCGAGCAGCGTCTTGATCGCCGCGGTAGTCAGCAGTCCCAGCGACAAATCAAGCGCGATCTGGATGGTCACGAACAGCAGGTACAGCAGCGCGGGTGGACATAATGCATCTATGAAACGCATCTTCACACTGTTTACATTTCATACGATAAAATATGACTGACCCAATTGCTCTTATTATAACACTCACTGGATGTCTCGAGGAGGAGGCGCGACGCGTTCTTGACCAAATGGATGGCGACGTGGTTGAGGCAGTGGACCAGATCGTCAAGCACGTCCCGTGTCCGTCCTCGAAAGTCGTGCCGCCGCCACGTAAACGCACGCGAGACGACATCACGCCGGAAGAAGCGTACCTGAACAGCTTACGGCCTACCATGGAAAACATGGAGAATCGCATTCAGGCGTCCATCACTTCAAATCAACGCGCTGATGCGATATCAGACGCGACGCCAGACCACCGCGAAGGAACGGCTCAACAAAGTAGTTGTTTCCAGGAATGTCGGCTGCCTTCGATTGAAGAAGAGGTTCAAACACCGGAAACTGAGAGTCAGTGACCGTCTGGATGCTCTTGCGGTTGGCAGTCGAGTGGCCAAACATGACCTTGCTCTGTGCCGGCACATCTTCCACACTGCCCATCGCCATGAACGGCGTCGTCGCAAACGGGCGGGGAAACAGCTGCTGGGCGCCCTTGGGTCGCTGCGTGTCTGGGTCGCCCCACATCAGTCGGCTCTGGACGTCCACGGCACATCCCGTTTCGGGCTGGTTCCCCATGTTTCCTCGCGGAATGAGGCCAATGTACTCTGCGGTAGACCGGAAAATTGAAGCGCCTCCACACCCTGACTGGGGCTGCGACGTACCGGGTAGCGACGAGACGTCTCCTGGACTTAATCGTGAATTGACATGAAACATCCTCTTATTGATGAAGCCAGAAGAAAAACGAATGTTCCGTTACAGATATCAGCGTATGGCACACCTGACAAGATGGAGAAAATATACCTTCAACCGTGCGACTGGATTGAGCATGACGTGGCCTACAAGTACGTCGTGGACGTGTTTGGACGGACGCACAACGGCGACGTTGCTCGGCTGCGCGTCACTGGCTTCCAGCCGTACATGTACCTGAAGGCACACGAGGGCGAGACGCCTAGGATGATTGAGTCGTCCATCACCCAAGCGAACGACAACACCCCCATTCGCGACCTGCGCATCACGAGTGAACTGAAACTGGACGCCATGCGTGGGTTCTCTGGACTGGAACCGACGCGTGTGTGGAAGATCACATGTAAATCCCTGTTCGCGTTCAAGGCCTTGAAGCGCGTACTGCTGCCCGATCTGTCCGGCGTTCTTAAACCGTGGCAGAACCCTTCCAAAAAGGCACGACCGTTCACTGTCGGAACCCGAACGGCCCAGCCAGAAGACGTGTACGAGGCAGACCTCCCGCCACTGCTTCGGATGTTTCACACCCAAGACATCACACCCGCGTCGCCTATCGTGTTTCCCGAGAACGTGATTGCGATTGAAGACGGTGCGCGCGTGGACGTGTCGTACCAGTGCGAGTACGCGGACGTGAACTCGTATCCGACAATCAACATCCCACTCATGGTGGCGTCATACGACCTTGAAGTGTACTCCAGCACCGGCCAGTTCCCAGTGTCAACCATTGCCGGCGACGAAATCAGTCAAATCGGCATCAGTTTCCGGTGGAGCGACGCGATGTTGGAGACGGTTGAACGCTACGTGTTCGTCAACGGAAAGTGTGACCCGTCCCAAGATCCGAGCGTGAAATTCGTTCAGTGCCGCAGCGAGACGGATTTGCTGTTGAAGTTCGAGGAGTGTATGGCCAGCGAGAATCCCGACATCGTGTGTGGCTACAACACGTTTGGCTTTGACGACGGGTATGTCGCAGACCGCGCAAAGAGGTGTGGCGTGAGGATGGAGTTCGGACGCATTGATGTGAGGCAGTACGGCGACAAACCCGATCACGTGAAAACTGAGCGGAAGACGTTCGAGCTCGCGAGTGGAAAGTTCGCGGTCCGATACATCCAGATGCCCGGACGTCTGAGCATCGACCTGTTTCTGAGCATGCGTCGCGAACACAACTTGGACAGCTACAAGCTGGACAACATCGCAAACAAGTTCCTGCGCGATAAAGTGACAAGTGTGGTCCAGATCGCGGGCGAAAAGACCCAGCCGTACGAAATTCATACGAAAAGTACCCGCGGACTGTTCACGGGAAACCTAGTTCGGTTCGATGTAGTTACAAACACCTACAACCCGTACCGTGACGGCCAGAAGTTCGTGGTCAAGGAGGTACACCCCAAGAAGTTCATCATTGAAATGCCTACCAACACGTACCTATTCGACAGCGACCTGTCGGCCGACGAGATCGGAAAACTTGAATGGTCGTTCGCTAAAGACGACGTGGATCATCATGAAATCTTCAAGGCACATGTCGGAACGCCAGCCGACAGAGCACACATTGCCAAGTACTGCATCCAAGATTGCGATCTGGTCTTGACGCTGATGGCAAAGCTGGACACGCTGGTCAATGCGCGAGGTATGTCGGACGTGTGTCGCGTGCCTATCCAGTACACGTTCCTGCGTGGCCAAGGGATCAAGATTTACTCGGCGGTCGTCTACAACGCCTCCAAACGAAACCAGCTCATCATGACACAAGAAAGCGTGGACGGCGACTCCAGCTACGAGGGCGCGATCGTGTTGCCTCCAAAGATCGGCATGTACTTGGACCAACCCATTCCGGTTCTGGATTTCAACTCACTGTACCCGTCGAACATGATCGCCTACAACTTGTCGCCGGACACGCTGGTGTATGTGAAGAATTACGACATGGCAGGCAAGCTTCTGAACCCTGATGTCGTGAAGGAGTTTGAAGGGTACCGCATTGATGAAGTCGGGTACGACTTGAAGGACGATGACGGCACTACTATTGGTCGTCAAATGTGCGGCTACGCACAGCCCACGGATGATCCGCGTACCATCGGACTTCTTCCAATCACACTGGACATTCTTCTGAAGAAACGAAAGGAGACGCGTAAACTCATGGAGAAAACCGAAGACGACGCTCAGAAGTCGGTACTGAACGGTCTCCAGCTGGCGTACAAAGTCGTTGCCAACTCGATTTACGGCCAGTGTGGCTCCAAGACGTCGCCCATTCGTCGCTTAGAAGTGGCAGCGTCTACTACCGCTGTGGGACGTCAGAAGATCTACGACGCCAAGGCGATTGTCGTGTCTCATTTTGGAGCCGAGGTTATTTACGGCGACAGCGTCGCATCGTACACGCCGCTCATGCTGAGAGTGAACGGTCTACAGACAATTATGAGCCCAGAAGAGCTCGGTTGCCTGGGCGAGTGGAGGCAATGTACCGATAGCGAGAAGGATTACTGTGAATTGAGTGGCGTTGAAAGCTGGACCGAGACTGGGTGGGTGAAGGTTGACCGCATCATTCGTCACGCACTCGCGCAGCACAAGAAGATGGTGCGTGTCTTGACACATACCGGGTTGGTGGATGTCACCGACGACCACTCGCTCTTAAGGCCGGATGGAACCGAGACGTCTTCTAAAGATCTGTCGGTGGGAGATGAATTGCTACATGCGGAGTACCCGACACAAGGCGAGACGTTGCTGGTCGGAGACGTTGACAAGGCGCGCATTGCCGGGTTCTTTGTAGGAGACGGCAGCTGTGGAAGTTACAACTGTCCTTCTGGCGACAAGTCGTCGTGGGCACTTAACAACGCAAACTTGGATTTGCTGACGAAATACAAGGAGTTATGTGAATCGGCGTATCCTGATATCACATGGATGATTCACCCGACGCTTGCCTCGTCTGGAGTGTACAAGCTGGCCCCTAAATCTGCCCAGTTAAAGAAATTCATCGACGAGTATCGGGCCATGTACTATGTCGGACAACGCAAGAACATTCCTGACTGGATTTTGAACGGAAGTCCGCAGATTCAACAATCGTTTTGGGACGGGTTCTACGACGCCGACGGTGATAAAGATATGAACGGCTACGTTCGCATTGATCAGAAACATCAGACGACATGCGCACAGCTGGCGTTCCTAGGAGCACGTCTCGGTTATAAGATTTCGCTGAACACTCGCGCCGACAAGCCAGACATTACGCGACTCACGTTTACAAAGAATTATCAGCGCAAGAACCCGAATGCGATCAAGAAGTTACACGACATCTCGTACCAAGGATACGTGTACGACCTGACAACTTCAAATCATCACTTCCAAGCAGGTGTCGGACAGCTTGTCGTTCACAACACGGATTCGATCTTCATCAAGTTCCCAACGACAGACCTTCAAGAGTCCATAGACATGGCGCGTAAAGCAGCAGAAATGATCACTTCTACAGGTCGCAAAGCCCACCGCATCGAGTACGAAAAGACGTTCTACCCGTTCATCCTGTTCTGTCGGAAACGGTATGTGGGCATGATGTACGAGGACGATGTGGCAAAGAAACCCAAACGCAAGGAGATGGGTATCGCCATAAAGCGGCGCGACAATGCGCCGATCGTGAAGGACGTGTTCGGCGGGGCACTGGATATTCTGATGGAACAGCGCGACATCCGCAAAGCGCAGCGGTTCGTTCAAGACATGCTCGTGAAGGTGATGAAGAACGAGATGCCGCTGGAAAAGTACATCGTGACCAAGCAGTTGCGGGACGACTACAAGAACCCCGACCAGATCGCGCATGCCGTTCTTGCTGAGCGCATGAAGACGCGCGATGAAGGCAGTGCGCCACAGGTAGGCGACAGGTTGGCGTACGTCTACGTCGCAGAACGCAAAGACCAAAAGAAACAAGGCGACAAGATCGAGCACGTTGATTACGTCCGACAACACAAGTTGAAACCCGACGTTGAATTTTACATCACGAACCAGCTTCAGAACCCGATCGCTCAAATGTTCGCGCTGGCGCTTGAGCAGCTGGAGGGCTACAGGGAACGAGTGAGCTACAAGGCGATGCTGAGCAGCTTCATCGACGACGGAATGGACGAGGAGGAAGCGACCCTTCTAGTGCTGAAACGGAAGGAGAAGGAGCTGGATTCGTTGATGTTCACTGGGGCGCAGTACTTGAAAAAGCACAAGCGAGGTCCGATGGACATGTTCCTTCGTAAAAATTGATTTTCAAACAAGACTAATGTAACATTTAATGGAAGAAGAATTGCTAAACACTATTAACAATCTGATTGGAGGTCGGAATACGTTTTTTGAACGAACGATCAACCGCCTGTCTATTGGAACGCGAGATGCGATCGTGAGCACATTTTTGCTGAATGAACGGTGTTTCATGGAGCTCGTTAACCGCCTCCACACGAGCCATCAGCGCACGACAGCTGCTGCGACGGCACTGCTGACGATGAACTTGCCGCAGGCCTTCATGGACCCAGTGATTGTCACGCCGACACAGACACACATCGACAGAGCCACTGTGAACGTAGTGGACGTTCCGCCTAACACGCGGTGCGCCATCTGCCAAGACGACATCACTGCAAACGCCACCCAAATTCGTCATTGCGAGCACATGTACCACTCAGGGTGTTTTACGCAGTGGTTTGCGATGAGCGTACGTTGCCCTGTGTGTCGTCACGACATTCGCCAGCCGGCGTAGCCGACGGGTACCTCTGCGGCGCCTCCCGCCGACGCGAGCATACTCCTTCACTTTTGAAAGGACGTCTGGGAACAGGATGTACTCCTCACTAAACGTGCCTGCGTGGTATGTCGACGGAACTGGTGCGGCGTAGATGCCATCGTACCCAGGAAATAACCTTCTCAATGTTTTCATCACGATCATATCGGCGGCGAATGTGCTCGTTCGTTCAAGCTGTTGTTCGCCAGGACCCCATTAAAGACCGTATACTTGAATCACTCCCTGCGATACTTGTTTGATGGACGCGATATGGTCTCGGGTTATACTTGACACATTAGGACGAGATTCCAGATACCCTTCCAAAGTGATGAACCCATTATCTAAAGCGAGCTTCCTTACCGGAGACGGAACCGTAGCCGTGGGGTGTTTATCGATACCGTAGCCGGTAAACACGCGAAACGCGTCATATTCTTGCTGTGTGATTGTCTTGTTTTTGAGGCCGTCTAAGTACATTCTTATAATCACCGACATCGTTACCGAATTCCAAATTTCAACTAGTTTCAATGGACGTGTAGTGTTCAGGACAAAAAAACACCCTTTGCTACCCGTATGAACGTTTGGCATATAAATTTCAGATACTGGTTTAAATTGCGAAAACCATTCAGGTCGTCCGGGACGTACCGAGTTATTTACAGTATTGCACTCCATGTCCACACCTCTGTACAGCACGCTGCCTTCTTTAAGGATGCCGTAGCGTATAGTGTCGTCATAAGTCGTCATGCTCAGCGAAACAATCGCAAACACAGGAAGATGGTCTGAATACTGTACATTTTTGTCTGCTTTGATTGGTAGCCCCAAGTACTCAAACGTTAAGCGCTCGTCAATCGCAATGTAATCATACAAGTACTTGTATGTTTTTTCAGCCGTGCCGTATGACCAAGAACAACACGTCTTTTGTTTCTGTATGTCTAGGCCCGCATCTAGCTGTTTTTTGAAGAACTGTGGGCTCGTCTTTAATTCAAAGTTAAAGTCGCCACCGATAATGACTGAACGGCTCTGAAGTAATCTTGGGAAATATGGAGCCATTGCGCGTTCAAGTGTTTGGGTGTCTAAAGTCGGATTGGAATTGTGAGGTCGGTGGATGTTGATAACAACCAGCCCATCAAATACAGTGATTAGATAGGGGTACCCAGGTTGAAATTCTCCTGGGATGACTCTGTACACTTTACCAGTAAATTGAGGATCGTACAGTGTCAGCATCGTTTCCTGTCCCGACTTGTGTAGAAAATGTTGATACCGAGACGGCAGCAGCCTCACATCAATAGACGCCTCTTGTAACAATACCAAGTTCGCGTCAGATTCTGTGATCAATTTCACCACATTCGGAGTACACTGATTGATGCCATTTTGTATACACCGGGTACCGTCTGCGGTTCTTGATAATTTTCCTTCATACCCTTCCCAAGAAACATTATAGGTAAGAATCCGCAAGCTACTCATTGTTCCTTATATGGATTTTTAAGTTGGAACATTGCCTGATACCTAATGAACGTCTCTTCAATGCCCAAGCCGGTAGGAGGAAGCGTGTACTTTGGAAGGGTATCCGACTTGCCGTATTGAAGGCGATGACATACGCGACGAACATCGTGTTGACACTCTTTCAGAATGGTCTTCACGTCCACGCCAGGAAACATACGCTCGAAATCTCCTGGACGAGGTGGAAAACACCTGACGATTTTAACTTCATCTGGATTGCGTTTGAACACACTGGGCACGTCGTTGCCAGTACACAGGATGGGAACGCACCGCGACACGTCCAGTATCCATTCCATGATTTTTCGTTGGGCGTGTGGATCGCTGCCGTCCAGCTCGTCCAGTATGACGCACGTGGTTTTCTTGATCTCGTTGCGAATCAACGACTGAATGTTCACTGGCGCACGACACGCATCCCTCAGTTTTTCGACGTCTGTGAAGCTGCGAATTGATTTGCTTGCGTTGATCTCCAGCGGATCAAAGCCGTACGTGCGAGCTGCCGACAACGCAAGCGTCGTCTTCCCAATACCAGGGGTCCCTGTCAAAAAAACCGTACCTCTGTACGGTTTGTTTGTTAAGTAATTACTTAGTGCCTGTTTGGGTTCTTCGTGTCCTAGTACGTCGGCAAGCACGCTTGGACGCAACGTTTCCGCTAACATTACATTATTCAGGGAAAGCGCGTGAAAACATTAATGCTTGCGCGTCTTCTTGCTGCGGCGCGTCTTCTTCGTCTTGCGACGAGTTCGGCGACGACCCTTTCCCTTCATCGCCGCCAAGTTCTCCTTGAGCGCGTCCATCTCGGCCTGTAGCTTCTCAACGTACCATGACGGGTCGCTCTCAATGGCAGCCGCCAAGCGCGGCTCCAGCTCCTTTATGCACGCCTCAATCCACTCGGCGGAACCGGGTTCGGGTGTGGACGACGGCTCGGGCACCATCTCACTCTCTTCGCCCATACGTTCCAGCGTCTCGGCGGTTTTTGCGGGGATGCCTCGCTTAAGAAATCCTTCCATCTTTATACTGTTATGCTTATTTTTTGTCTTAGCCGTACGTTATGATTCCATTTTTAAGGTGGATTCCGGCAATCAACCATCCGAACCGGTCTTTTTCAATTGGAGACACCGGATACCCTGCCGCACTCATGTCGTCCAACAAGTCCCAGTTACACTTCCCATTCCCGTCAATCAGTAGATCTACGGCCGAATACGAGATCTCCACAATCAGGGGATGCGTTTCTTGTTCATAGAACCCAAACTCGTTCGGCTCAACACCGAGTTCCTCCAGCGCCTTGATTAACTGAACGAGCTTATCAACCATTCTTTAACATAAACTCATCTGGTTGCGACATAATCCATTTTAACGGTACACTCTTATAACAATTGCTTGCGTAACTCAGTTGGTCAGAGTGTCGCTCTTATAAGGCGATGGTCGCGGGTTCGAGCCCCGCCGTGAGCACAGTTCTTTTAAGGCGTTAAACAACGCTTTAAAAGAGCTTTCTTTTCATTAAACAATGGCCCAGCAAGTATTTAATGCCTTCTTTCAAGACACGCATCCACTGGTAAAACACCACATAGATTCGTACGCGGACTTTCTGAACACAAAGCTTCCGGGGTTTTTGAAGGGGTCCAATCCCCGTCGTCTGACGCTGTCGGACGGCCGTACGATCGATGTTTACGTCGGCGGACGAGACGGGTCATCCATCGCGTACAAGCCGCCCACTGACGGTCCTGATGGCGGCGCATTGCTTCCTCATGCGTGTCGGCTCGGCAATAGGACGTATGCCATTGAGGTCCGAGGTACTATAGATATAGTGTACACGATCGGCGGCCAAGAAACCGTCAAGTCGTTCGAGGATGTCATGATCGGTAAGATCCCACTGATGCTTCAAAGCCAGCTGTGTTACTTGTCGTCCATGACCCCAGACCAGCTGTACGAGGCGGGCGAGTGTAAATTTGAACCGGGCGGGTACTTCATCATTGGCGGATCCGAAAAGGTACTGTTGACGCAGGAAAAGCTGGGAAACAACCTGTTCTATGCCGGAACGCGCGTGTTTAAAGACCCGAAGGTGTCAAGTGGCTTGGCTGAGAAGGGCACTGAAGCGTCCATCAAGGGCGAGAAAGAGCGCTCCGAGTTTTATTCTGGTGTGCGGTCTGCTTCAGAAGACGGCACACGGGGACCGTACTCGCATTTTCTGGTCATTCCGCCGGCAAGTGTCATGTCAGAAGACATACCGCCTTCTACACAGTTTAAATCCTACGCCGACAACGCTGCCACCCGTTTGGCCGCAATCACACTGCCCGGGTTCATTGAAGCCGTGCCGCTTCTGAGTGTGTTTCGCGCACTCGGCATATCTACCGACCAAGATTTGTACAACACAGTTCTGGCAGGAGTTCCAGCCGCCGATCGTCAGCGGTACGACATGATACTTACAGAATTGATTCTGTCGCACGAGTACTACATTCGCCGCGAAAACAAGGAAGAGACGCAGGATCCAGATCTGTACGTCCTGAGACGTCAAACGCGGGAGCGCAGCATTGCGTCGGTGGTCACAAACATCCAAGACAAGTTGTTTCCGCACTGTACGCTCCAAACCAACCGCAGCAAGGCGTACCTTCTCGGCCACATGACGCGGCTGGCACTGGATGTCGCACTCGGCGGACCCACGACAGATCGTGACCATTTCAGGTTCAAACGGTTTGACTGCTCCGGCGACTTGTGTTTCCAAGAGTTCCGGCGCATATTCAACGAAGTCGCCAACCGAATGACGCTTGATTTGGACACGCGCATTCACTACGAACAGAAGGCGTACGAAGGTCAGAAGCTGGCGCAGCTGGTTCAAGAAGAACGCATCGGGTACTACTGGAAGGGGTACACGTTCATGAACGAGTTCGAGAAGTCGTTCAAGGGAAAGTGGGGAGGCAACGACGGTGTGTCGCAGGAACTGAGCCGGTCGTCGTTCCTCGCGACACTGGCACATCTTCGGCGCGTCAACCTTCAGATGGACCGCGGATCAAAGATCATTGAGTCGCGCAGATTACACGGCAGTTCGTGGGGGTTCATGTGTCCCACCGACAATCCCGACGGCCGCAACATCGGTATGATCAAATCGTTCGCGCTTTTTTGTGAAGTGACCACGTCGTCTCCCGCTAAAGACGTGCTCGCATTGATTGCCGACGAGTCGGAGTTCAAGATCACACCTGTCACCGACATTCACCCGTCCGCTTGGGACCCTACGTGGACCCGCGTGTTCTTGAACTCTGAACTGATCGGAGTCCATGCTGGGGACACTGAAGCCCTCCACAAGTTCTTGATGAAAGAACGCCGAGGAAACAACATCAATCTCAGTACGTGTTTGAGCTGGGACCGTCTACAGAACATCTACACCATCTGGACAGACGCTGGACGCGTGATTCGGCCAGTGTACCGCAAAGGCATGACTGAATCCATCGTCAAGTCCACTATCGAGAAGAATCAGTTCTGGTGGCACATTGGCGATCTGTTTGAGTTCATAGACCCGCAAGAGGCCGAAACAACTCGCATATCCATGGAGCCGTTTTCCGAAGACACAGTGTCTGAAATTCACGGGTCGGTTATTTTCTCTGCGAGCGGAAGCGTCATTCCCCATCCCGATTTCAATCAGGCGCCACGCAACATGTTCTCGTGCCAGCAGACCAAACACGCGTGTGCTTGGTTCAACACGGCTTTCAATAAACGCTTTGACACCATTTCAGCGTGGCTCAATTACGCCCAGCGCCCGCTGAGTCATACGTGGACGTACAATCCCATGCTGGGGTGTATGCCGTACGGCGAGAACGCCATCGTGGCACTGGCGATTTATTCGGGATACAATCAGGAAGATTCAATTCTACTGAACGACTCGGCGTTGCGTCGCGGACTCTTCAACACATCCTACTACCATTCGTACGACGTGGCCGAGACGATGATTGATCCGGTGCTCCAAACACACAGCCAAATCGTCAACTTGGTACAGGACTCAAAGTTCAAGGAGTCAGTCACCAGAAAAGAGGGCTACAACTACGAACTGCTGGACGCGAACGGTATCGTTCGTGTAGGATCGCACGTCGACGACCACACTATCCTCGCCGGAATCGTGACGCCAACCTACGACAACACTGGAACCCTGGTCGGGTACAACGACTCGTCGTACACTCCGAAACGCGGCCAGCACGGCGTGATTGATGCCGTGTACGTGTACAACACCCCTGAAAACTTGAAGGGCGTCAAGGTGCGCATCGTTGAATCGCGCATTCCATCGATGGGCGACAAGTTCTCGGCGCGTCACGGACAGAAGGGCACTGTCGGAATTCGCGTGCCGGAAGAGGACATGCCGTTCACGTCCACTGGACTCCGACCCGACATGATTGTGAACCCGCACGCGTTCCCGTCACGCATGACTATCGGGCAGTTTGTGGAGACAATGTCCACCAAACTAGGCGTCCACATGGGATGTTCAGTTGACTCCACGCCCTTTTCGGCATCTAACCGTGTCCCTGAAATGAAGAACCTCCTTGAAAAGGCAGGATTTCACCCGTACGGCCACGAAGTGCTGTACAGCGGCCACACTGGCGAGATGATACTGAGCGAGATCTTCATGGGACCCACGTACTACATGAGACTGAAGCAGATGGTGGAGGACAAGATCAATTACCGCACGACAGGACCGAAGACGTTGTTGACGCACCAGCCCGTAGGTGGTCGTGCCCAAGACGGCGGGTTGCGGATAGGTGAGATGGAACGCGATTCCCTGATATCGCACGGAATGTCCAAGTTCTTACACGAAAGTTTGATGGACCGCAGCGACGAAGCGACGGTGCTGTTTGAGCCCGAAACTGGTGCGCTGGACGCACGTGACGGACAAGTGGTGGGACAACTTAACATGCCTTATTCCATGAGCGTACTAGCGCGGGAAATTGAGGCGATGCACATTTCCATGAAACTGATCTCGTCATAGACAATGGATTTTCTGGCCGGAGGAAGTATAGAATGTACGACATCAACATGGAGCACATCTACGTAATCAAGCGCAGCGGCGAGCGTGTGCCCGTCTCATTTGACCAGATCCTTCAACGCATTCGTGTGCTGAGCACCGACATTGAGCACGTGAACCCCGACATGGTCGCCCTGAAAGTGTGTAACCAGCTTCAGGACGGCATGAACACGAGCCAGCTGGATGAGTTTGCGGCGGAGACGTGTGCCATGATGCAGGCACGCTTCCATCCCAACTACGGGAAGCTGGCCGCACGTATTCTCATCAGTAACCACCATAAAAACACGGCGTCCACACTGATGGATTGCGTCGAGGAACTGTACCATGGGGCTGTACAGTTAGTGTCCGACGAGTACCACGACTTTGTGTGTAAGCACGCCAAGACGTACGAGCCCATGATCGATTACTCGCGCGACAACATGTTCGACTACTTCGGACTCAAGACGCTCGAGAAGGGGTACCTGCTGAGACAGAACGGTAAGCTGGTCGAGCGTCCTCAGCACATGTGGATGCGTGTCGCCATCCAGCTCCACGGATCTGATTTCCAGCGGGTCAAGGAGACGTATGATGCCCTGTCGCACGGCTACTTCATCCACGCCACACCCACACTCTTCAACGCCTCAACCAACCACCCCCAGTTGTCGTCGTGTTTCCTTCTCACCATGAACGACGACTCAATCAAGGGCATCTACAAGACACTCGGCGACTGTGCCCAAATTTCAAAGTGGGCGGGAGGAATTGGACTTTCCATCCACAAGATCCGCGCGCGAGGATCCAAGATCCGCGGCACGAACGGCGAGTCAACCGGTATCGTTCCGATGCTAAAGGTGTTCAACGACACGGCCAAGTACGTCAACCAAGGCGGCAAACGTAACGGGTCGTTTGCGGTTTACCTCGAGCCGTGGCACGCGGACATTGAAGAGTTCCTGAAGCTGAAACTGAATCAGGGCGCAGAAGAGGATCGGGCGCGTGACCTGTTCTACGGTCTGTGGATCCCCGACCTGTTCATGAAGCGCATGGAGGCGAAACAGGACTGGACTTTGATGTGTCCTGCTGAGTGTCCCGGACTAGCCGACTGTCACAGCGAGGAGTTCGAGAAGCTGTACGAGTCGTACGAGAAGGAAGGTAAAGGCCGCAAGACCATTCCGGCCCAGAAGCTGTGGCAGATGATTCTGGATGCCCAAATCCAAACCGGCACGCCCTACCTGTGCTACAAGGACGCCGCTAACTCCAAATCAAACCAGCAGCATCTTGGCACGATCAAGAGCAGCAATTTATGCACAGAAGTAATGGAGTTCACGTCGCCAGATGAAACTGCGGTCTGTAACTTGGGGTCGCTCGCACTTCCGAAGTTCGTGGATGTGGACAGTGAAGGCGTTCCTTCATTCAACTTTGAGAAGCTGCGCGAGTACACGTGGATTCTCACACGCAACTTGGACATTGTGATTGACAAGAACTACTACCCTACGCCCGAGTGCCGTAATTCCAATATGCGTCATCGTCCTATCGGTATCGGGATTCAGGGTCTCGCGGATGTGTTTGCGATGATGCGTCTGCCTTGGACGTCTGAAGGCGCGGCGAAACTGAACCGTGAAATCTTTGAGAACATTTATCACGCTGCGATGACGATGTCTATTTCCAGAACATGGGAAGGGTTCAATCACGTTTCATTTGATACACTTGGATCATACACGTCATACGAAGGATCGCCTTTGTCAAAAGGCAAGTTCCAGTTTGATTTGTGGAACGAGAAGCCGAAGTACACGCCGTACCTTGACTGGGATGGACTGCGGGATAAATTGAGCAAGTACGAAGCCCGCAACTCGCTTCTCATCGCACCGATGCCAACTGCGTCAACATCTCAAATTCTGGGCAACAATGAGTGCTTTGAGCCGTTCACGTCCAATCTGTACACGCGCCGCGTTCTGGCTGGCGATTTCATGGTGGTGAACAAGTATCTGGTGGACGACCTGACCAAACTGGGTATGTGGACGTCCGATGTGCGCACCGAAATCATCGCGAACAACGGGTCAATTCAAAGCATCTCTCAAATTCCTGCGGACATTCGGGAACTGTACAAGACCGGATGGGAGATCCCACAGAAGACGCTGATCAATATGGCGCGTGATCGGGCGCCGTTCATTTGCCAGTCACAGTCACTCAACCTGTTCCTTGCCGAACCCACATATGCGAAGATCTCGTCAATGCACATGTACGCTTGGAAGCAAGGATTGAAAACTGGGTGCTACTATTTGAGAACGAAAGCTGCGTCCAGCGCGCAAAAGTTCACGGTCGAACCCACTAAAAAGCCCGACGATTGTCTGATGTGTTCTGCCTAAAACTGAAAAAAAACCTAATAACCTAATATAATGGATTCGGTATTTGCTAGACCAGATGAACGTGTTGAGACACCTACCCATATTACACGCACGGCTTATTTGCGAGATGGTGTATTATTGAGGTTGAAGCGCGGGGGTCCTACGTTGTCTACATACGCAATAAATGCGTTTTTCAGTGGGGATGTGTACAAGGCTATACATTTTAACGATCATAAAGTTCCACCAGGTACAACTGACGATGTGTTCACAAGTGGATCTGGGTATGGTTATACTCTAACTTTCTCGGGAAATAAAATGCAGCTCGTGATTGATCTTTCAAAGAGAATTGCTGGACCTACCTTTGATGTTTTGAAACAGGCTGTTCGCGAGGTATATGATCAAGAACAAAAAGAGGTAAGAACTATAATTCGGCAGCGCAGGATACCAGACATTGTCGTTCCCCCAGAGTTAGTTGGTAGTATTACACGCATAACTGAGGTAGATGATGTTGAATGGATGGTACTTGAACCAGACATATCGCTATGTATACAGAGTGCACTTGGCGCTACTAAAGCTGCTGCTCTAGATGGTGCAGAAGATAAATTTTATCTTTTTGACGGCAAGGTTGAAGTTGTAATACGTATGGCTCTTGAGGATGATGTTCGTGCCGACGGGGAATATTATATATCTACCAAACCAACTTGGGGGCACGAGAGAAACGACGATGCTTGGCGTATATCTGCGGATGTTAACGGAAAAATACTACAGGTGATACAGGAATGTGTGAAGAGACGAGGGGTTGTTACCGAGGGAGCGTTAGGTAAGAAAGTGCGTGCGCATGAAGTGCGGAGAATTACACGAGAGCTGGATGATTCCACGCCTCACACTGTACCGAGCGACGTGAACCGCCACATTGCAGAGTACGCTGCCACGTCTAAGATCGGTACATCTCGGAAACGCAAGACCCGACGTGCCACAAAGAAGCGTCGTGGAAAGACCCTCAAGAAGCGCAAGTAAATTACGCCTTGCGAGTGGCGCGACGACGGGTGCTGCGGCGGCGGTGACGACGAGTGCGCTTGCGACGACGACCGCCTGTGGCCTTCTCAAGCATGATGTGAGTTATGTGTGTCAAACAATCCTCACCATCTTCACCATCTTCATCATCGGAATCGGCATATTTACGTTGCGTAGTGGCTGTGCTGAACGGAATTTTCTTGCCGAGGTTACTGGCGAGAAAGTCATTGGTAAATTTACCTTCTGCCGTAGCCTTAATAGTATCCTCCAGATCGTCAACATCCACGTTAATCACGTCATCCATTCCAAATAACTTGTTCAGCTCTATGCGCTGTTCGCGCGTTAAGGGCTTGCCATCGCGACCGTATTTCTTCATCGTGCTATTTATGAACTGCTCGATGTTCTGAGTCAGTTCGACGATGTCCGCGCTATTACAGTCACCGAGGCCGGTCACTTTCTCATCCTTGGCATACAACGTTATATTCAACTTCGCCACCGTGGTCATTTTATAAATAACTGAAGGTTTTTTTAGCAATCGGCGAGGTTTTTTCTGTTAGTTAAAGTATAAACCAGAAATGTCGGGCGTTGAAGGATATTCTCTAAACAGCACTGCGGGTAACTCGGCGCCAGTGGGTGGTCGTCGCAAGTCGCGGGCGACGCGTCGCAAGCTCCGCCTGCTGAAGAAGCAGATCAAGAAGCTGGGCGGTGCGGCCGAGGAGGTCAAGGACGCCGTCGGTGGCGCCGAGGAGGCGGTCGAGGAGGCGGAGGAGGCGGTCAGTGACATGGCGGCGCCTACGGGTGCTCGCCGTGGTGGCATGGCGGCGCCTACGGGTGCTCGCCGTGGTGGCGTGTCGGCGCCTACGGGTGCTCGTCGTCGGGGCACGAAGAAGGCGACGCGTCGCTCGCGCAAGCACCGCCGCTCGCTGTTTGGCCTGAAGTACTAAGTGTCTCGCCAATCTCAGACACGAGCGTGAACAGCTTTTCATTGAACCCGTAGTGGCATCCATTCGGTTCCTTGAACTCCGGCAGCTTGCGCGATGACGTGTTTTTCGGATGAATTAAACTCACAATAACCTCTTGGGGAGACAGCTCCCTACACATGTGTTCGCGACCGCGAATAAATGCGTCACCCTCTGCGATCTTCACACTCTCATCAAACTTGTTTTCCTCCCAGAACTTGCGTGTAAAAACCAGCGTCGCCTCCGACACGCGTTCACTCATGTGAAGCGTCACTGGCGGGATGTTCATGAACGAACTGTACTGCGTGATGGAGTAGCACGGAATCGTAGTACAAAAGGCACACTCCTTCGCAGGCTCCTTCAGCATCATCGCCACGCGGTGAAGAACCGACGTCTCAGGGTACACGTCGTCGTCGTCCAGCATCATGATCGTGCCGTACATCGCCTTTTCAACGCCCAAATTGCGCTTCGCAGGAATGGTGAGTCCCGAGTCGCACCGGACGTATGTAACATTGGGGATACCGATCAACGTGTCCTCAATTGAATCCTCGCCGTCGTCCACAATCACCCACTCCAGCTTCTCGTGGGGGTACGTCTGGATGAGGTAGCAGTACTTGGCGAGAGGCATGAACTCGCGGCGGTTCTTGGTCAGTGTGACGATTGAAATGTCGGGCAGGTCGTCTTCTTTCGGGAACACATCCTTCAGTTCGTACGCTGGAAGGTTCCTGTCCATCAGCTCGGTCAAAATAACCTTCATGCTGTCCAGCCAGTTCTTGTGGCGCTTCTCGTACAGTTCGCGCATGTTGAGAGACCCGCGCTTCTTCTCCTTGAAGGGCGTGTCCACGTACTCCTTCAGCGTCGCGATGATGGAGTCAATAGATACATCCATCATCTTCCCCATACACTCCACCTGATCCACAATCTGGAGCTCTTCGGCGTACAACGCTCCCGGCTGGTTCTTGCCCACCAGATCTTCGTAGAACGGACGAATTGGGGACAGAATTAGGTGGCACCCCACACTCATCGCCTCGTTGACAGCGTGTCCGAATCCCTCTGTCAACGACGTACAAACACACAGCCCGCATTCCTTCAGGATCTCGTCGTACTCGCTCTCCTTGAGGAACTCGTCCTTTACAATGACCTTTGAGGCGATGCTTTCGGGGACGGTGATCTTCAAGTGGTCGGGCGAGTAGATGACGTGTAGTGTCGGGAGCTTATTGAACAACGTCTCGTCGCTTTCCTTGATGCGCATGTACGCTTGGAAAATGGGACGCGGATGGCGATAAATGTTCTTACCGACCGGCACAATCGCCTTGTGGTAATTCTTCTTCTGGTCGTCGTTCCACACCTTGTCAATTGACGTCCACCCAATGTACCGAACGGGTTTGGTTGTCATGCGTGTCAGTTCTTGTTCGCATTCGCGCGTCTTGGCCCAGATTTCGTCCACCATGTTGAGGTACGGCTGCCACGTGCGGTACGTCCACTCCAAATTCGGGATCCAGATGTTCTTGCGCGCATACGAAAAGAGCGACGGATTGATGACCTCAAAGAATATGTTCACATCGGCCTCGTCGCAGTGGGGAAACATGTACGGCACACCCTTCACCTGAATGTCCTTCTCGAACATGCCAAAAAGCAACCCCTTCAGGATCAACGCATCCTGTGTCAGCCCGTTGGCGTTGAAGTTGGAAATGAGATTGACTTTCATATGTGTATTTGTGTTACTTTGGTAGTAAACGCTTTGTAACCCGACGCATCACACGCGACCGCTTCAGTGTCTTTGGAGGCAGTCGCAGGTACTGTAGATAGCGTTTCCATGCGTCAGGCGTCTGGGACACGCACGGCGACGAAAACACGACCGCTCGGTCTCTCCACCACACGGTCTGTTCAGAATGGCCACACCATTTCCAGAAAGCCATAGGGTCGGTGATATGAACACGCCCATCCAACTCGGTCGTCTTCAGGAGCGTGTCGCACACCTTTTTCATTTCAGCGCTTCCAAAGCCGTAGTGTGGACTGAAGATGTCGTTTCGGTAGCCAGTATCCACAATCTCAAACTCAGTGCCGTTCCAACCCACGCGTTGAATGGGTCGGAGCGTGTCCCAGTCGGACTCCAGAACAAACAGATGTGTTTTATACTTGCCGTAAATGCGTCCCTGAAATTCACAGAGGTCCATTGATTAAACTTTTCAAGAAAAACGGCTTAAAAGAACGATGCCAGCTCGCCGCCACGTGTGCCGTACACTTGGGTGTTGACGGGATTCGCAATCGCAGGCGCAAACTCCTCCAGATCCTTGCGGTAAAACATGTGGAAGTCAACCTCCGAATAGATCTTGCCGGCGCAGTACCCAACTACGCGCGAGTTCAGCTCTTCCATCTCACCTGCGACATTGGACGGGTCGTTGCGCGCAAACATCAGGTAGTAGCTGCGCATCACCAGTCGCAGCTCGTCGTCGCTCTGGCGCCCAATGTCGTACTTCCCGCCGCTCATGGCGTACACTTGGTCGTGAATGGCGGTCTGGAGACGGTTGATGTTGGCCAAGCTGAAGTACACCGAGTTCAGCGGCGTCTCCTTGTGGAGGTGCCCGACCAGATCACTGCGCGGTGAGTCCTCGAACACCGGTCGGGTCTCCGAGTACAGCTTGTACGGCCGCGCGGCAAACTGGAACGTGTTCGGGTCGTTGATGTTCGGCACACGTCCGCCGTGCTGCGGCGCAGGGTACTGCTGGTTAGTGGATGTCGCGTTGTAATGGTTTTCCACGCGCGGAACTGGAATACGTTCTAGTACTGATGCCTCCATATTACTTATTACATCTCACGTAATTTTTCATACAGTGCCTTACTCGCCACATCTTCAACTTCAAGCGTCATTGAGTAATTTATGTTCGGCGGAAACTGAAGCGTCTGGCCCAATCTGTCCAGCAGTTTAATTTCCATCTGTTGTACGTTCGTGGGCTGTAGGAAGTGGTACGTCTTGAGTGTCGTGTTAGTGACGTCGTTGTCGTAAATCAGCTTTCCCTTGTCGACTGCGACTGGGATCTTAGCAAACACTGTAAAGTAGGCGTCATTACTCACCTGTGGCGTCACAGTGTTCCAGTCGTTGATTTGAAGGTAAATGTACGTGTCGGAATTCATGTCCACTGCGTCTTCCGATTCAATGATGGTCACATTGGAATATAACGTCTCTGAAAACCCAAGCGCCTGTGGCAGCGTGCGAAATAACTGGGGAGACACGACTTCTGCTGGGAATGAAAATTCGAATGTGCTTGGATTTCCAGCCGGCAACATACTTTCAATGATCACCTGTCCATCAATGTTGCGCGTACACCTGAACTGGTTGGGCCCGAATGCCTGATTCAATTTCTGTTCAATCTCGGATACAATAGATACGTTGTTGTAATATCCTCCTTTGGTCGGATCTCCTTCTACATAATCAACTTCAATCGCTGTGTAATCATCCACTGAATCGTATCGTTTGACTAAGAACGACGAATTACCGCGCGAGGGGAACAAATTACAGAACCGATTGGGAAGCTCAAGCGACGACAGTTTCACAGACATCCCGTTCTTGACAATGTCGTGGGTGCGAAACACGAAATGGGATATGGATGATGTAGCGATGTTTGCCGAGTTTTGTAGTGCGGTCAACGCCGGATCGCCACTGACGGTTTGTCCAAAACCAGGCTGGATGTACGCGCGGAACCGAGTATCGATATTGAACACGCGTCTGATCACATCTTTGTTGTATCGCACACTGTTCTTGCCTTTGTCGTCAAAATCACGACTGGGGTTCACAATCAGTGCCTCAGTGTTACGGTTGCCGGCAAACTCGCGGAACGCAGACCGGTCTTCAAGTTCGTACCCCCTGTCTCCGGCATCATGGCCTTGAACTTGGAACTCTTCAACGTCTTCCTCTTCATCTTCCTCTTCTTCACGATATAACCGGTCGTTTTCTTGAAACTGGTGCGCCAGAATTTGTTGGTACGTCAACTCCATGTTCCTATTACTTAAAAGAATATGAAAACGGTGAACAAATGTCTGTGAGTGAATGGCTCGCACAGCAGCAGTTATTAAGAGGCAAATTATTAGGACCACAAGGACCTACCGGTCTGCGTGGCCCAACTGGACGAGGGACAGTTACAGGTCCTGTAGGACCAAGTGGGGCACAAGGGCCTCAAGGGAACACGGGGGCGCGGGGACGAGTAGGACCTACCGGTCCGTCTGGCCCAACCGGATCAACCGGTCCGCGCGGTGCGACTGGAACTGAACGTGGCGACACTGGACCAAGTGGTCCGTCAGGTCCACGTGGATCCAGTTCATCAGGCCCGACCGGTCCGATGGGTCCAACAGGTCCGATAGGAAACACCGGTGCGTCCGGCCCAGCTGGACCGACACAGCCAAGCTCTGTTGCGATCGGCATGTCAGGTCCGCCGGGTCCCAGAGGAGTTGGAACCTACAAAGTAGTCGCTGCTCTAGTTACTAATGGCAATGCTTCGGTGGCATACGCATTCGATAACATCATAGCAAATAATTTACAGGGAGTTTATCGGATCATTGTGTGCCGAGCTCCGCAAGTAAGTTTTGGACTTGATGACAGACGTTTCGCAATTGGAGAACTATTCATTGGACCCACGGTAATCGTAAGCGGTGAACCAAAAATAAGGTTCATCTTATCGCCACTTAATAACGGAACTGCAACACTAAGTGCTGCTACATCTGTTGGCAGTAACCTTGCCGATTTTAAAATTAGCGTAAATATGTCACTTACTGCTGAACCGTATTCATTATGGGTCGTTCAGATTCAGTCGCCGTTATTAACGCAACAGTTATCCATGGCATAATAATAAGATGCTGAGCGCAAGTCAGTGGACGCTTCAGAAATTAACTGCCACATGTGTTGGCGCCAGTGGTTTGGATGGCATTATTGGGCCACTTGGACCGTCTGGACCGACAGGACCACGTGGTCCGTCTGGACCGACAGGTGTCGTTGGAGACACCGGACCCACTGGAGCTACTGGAGCAACGCCTGTGACTGGCATGACAGGAGCAACGGGACCGACGGGGCCCAAAGGATTGTTAGGAACAACTGGTCCTTCTGGTGTATCAGGTCCTCCCGGAATCATTGGAGGAACGGGTCCAACCGGATCATCGGGTCCATCGGGATTTTTGGGTGTATCGGGCCCGACTGGCCCTACTGGCCCGACCGGTCCAAGGGGGCCGTCAGGGCCATCAGGACCTAATGGTCAAAACATTCCGACATTTGAAACACCCATACTATCCGGAACACTTGAAACTGTTGGTGCCAATTCTACCAATGAACTATATACATTCAGAAATGTACTTGCGAATAATGATACAGTGAAAGGCCATTATCGCATATTCATATCGGATCTAGGGGGTACTGGCACTTGTGCAGAGGCAACTTCATATTTGAACACTATCTTTGTGATTTTTCCAACAACAAACGGAAGCGTGCTTTATAGTAGAAGCAACCTGTCTAGTTTAAGGATTTCATTGGAAATATATACTTTGAATACTGATATTGTGCTTACGTTTACTGCGGCGGTCGCAGATAAGTACGTGTACATGATTTTTAAAGAGAACATTGTATTGTAAATAAGTATGTTGTCCGCAAGTCAGTGGACGTCACAAGGGACTATCTTGACATGCCAAGGACCGAGTGGACTTCAAGGGCCACAAGGCGCAACAGGGCCGACAGGTCCGTCTGGTCCACAAGGCGCAACTGGAACCCGAGGCAACCAAGGTTCAATCGGAGGCGGAGGAATTGGCGGGTTTAATCCTGACGGACCTCCGGGGCAGTTCTCATTCATAGGAGATAACGGCCCATCTGGCCCGACTGGTCCGACTGGACCGACAGGTCCCGAGGGAAATACGGGCGCAACAGGTCCGCGCGGAGTGTCAGGACCCGTCGGCCCGTCAGGCACAAACGGATTGATAGGTCGGATGGGTGGATCCGGACCAACTGGACCAACGGGACCTAGAGGTCCAACCGGACCTGCTTCCGCAAACTACACCATTCAGGCACAAGGAACGAAATTCTACGGAGCGGCTGGGTCTCAAACGGTGTACACGTTCACAAACCTAGACAAGAACATTTTGAATTATGCTGGGTGGTACCGTGTGACTGCGGCCGATTTAACAACCGCTACGGGACCTGTAGCTCCAGCGACGTGCTATACCAACTATGAGTTTGTGATTATACCTACATCGAATTTCATGTACTCAACCGGTCCAACTGGAGCGTACGGTGGAAACACAATCCAACCCCTTCCAGATTCAGCAGCGATTACAGCTTATTCTTTCGGTATCAGGCCGGACGCATTACAGCCCGACACGGGCGGGACAGCTGCCCCTAATAATTTCATCAACGACAATTCAAGAACATACAATGCTCGCTACAACGTCGTATTGAACTACACTGGAACGAGACCAATGCAACTTAATTGGTACCTGTACAAATCAAATTTCTTCATGCCACTCGCTACGAACTTAACGTTTTATATAGTATATTTTGTCGGTACAGAAGCGCGTTCAAGCTTTTATTACGACTCAACCAATAACACAATTGATCCTTACAGTGCCGACAATTTAATTAATGTTTATCCAGATTCCGACTGGGCATTACAGGACTCATCTACCGGTATATATGTCTTCAGTATTCCTAGTGGGTTATACTATCAAGGAGAAATCGTAAGTATTTTACAGAGTAAATTCGACAGTGTAATCGGTCAGAAAACACTATTCGCTAATGGTCCCACACTAACCGGCCCAGGATTTCCCCGTGTAATTGTAACGCTTACAAACTCGAGATATTTAACACTTGTACTCGCGCCCGGCCAATCATTTAATGGAAGCGCGGTTGGTGGGCTAATGTTCGGAACAAGACCGTCGGCATCCACATTTTTCGGATGCTCGGATCCTGTTAATGATGTGAATTTATATGGATCGGTGAATAATAACAGTGCGCTCTTAATATCAAACAGTAGCGATTCTTTTAATAGTTCGGCAAGATGGCCGTTATGTTACACTACAGCTTAAATCGTAATAAATAGATGTAATACAACAAGAGGAATGCCGGGCGGTTTACTACAACTTGTGGGCAAAGGCGCACAGGACCAGCTCGTGACTGGCAACCCGTCGTTCACTCATTTCAGGAGCGTGTACAAGCGCCACACCGAGTTTGCGATGGAGCATTTTCGGTTGTACTTCAAGACCAGCCTGTTGACGTACCCGACGTCGGGGTCGCTTCGTCTGCGCACTAAAGTCGAGCGATACGCCCAGCTGATTAACGATTGCTACCTGAGCATTGACTTGCCCGACATTTACTCGCCGGTCGTGCCGGTGTCTAACGTGCCCGCGAACGCGCCCATCAACACCTCGTCCACCGCCATCGGGTACGAATTCAATTGGGTGCGGAATTTGGGGTACAACATGATCCGACACGTGTCGGTGCTCGTCAACGGCCAAGAGATCGTGCGTCACACTGGGGAGTGGATGAAACTGTACGCCACCCTCACGTTTGACGCCAACAAGAAAGAGATTCTGAACCGCATGATCGGCAATGTGCCGGACATGTACGATCCCGCGAACGCTCAAGGCCGCATCAACCAGTACCCGCACTCAATTTCCACGCCGAGCACGTACGCTGAACCCAGCATCTACGGTCGTACACTGCTGATTCCTCTCCACTTTTGGTTCTGCGAGACGGTGGGTCAAGCGCTGCCGCTGGTTGCGCTCCAGCAATCTGAAGTTGAGATCGTCGTGGAGCTGCGCAACGCAAACGAACTGTTCACGGCCCGCGATCCACGCACCCGTCTGTCAAACAACACACCGAACCATAATTTCGGTGTACGCGTCGCACCCGACACGTCAGACACCAACTTCGCGTGGTCGCATTTCTTGTCGCCTCCAATGTACGCCGCGCCAACCCTAAACCTCACGCCCGACGCACGGTCGTGGAGGTTCAATCCGTTCATTGAAGCCAACTACATCTTCGTGGGCGACACTGAAATGGCGTACATTGCGCGGTCGGAACACACGTTCATGATCTCGCAAATTGATTCAGTCCAAGCAGAGGGACAGCACGGTCCATCCAACGACTTGGAGTTGACGATGAAAAACTTGGTGACGCGTATTCTGTGGGTGGCACAGCGCAGCGACCGAGTGCTCCAGAATGACTGGGACAATTACACGAACTGGGTGGATCCGTACACCAGTCCGTTTGCGCCGGCACTGGGATGGTACACTTCAGGCACAGCCCAGCCCGCGAATGTATCGCAGCGCGACACGCTGTTGGAGTCTACGCTCGTACTGGACGGCCAAGAACGGTTCTCGCCAAAGCAGACGCTGTTTTTCTCGGGCATGGAGCTGTACCGCCACCAAACAGGCAACCCGATTCCAGGCGTGTACGAGTACTCGTTTGCGCTCGACAACAACCCGATCCAACCGTCGGGGCACTTGAACGGATCAATGTTCAACAAGACGCTGCTGCGCAACACATGGGTTCTGCCGCCGTACTCTGAGTCCGTGTCTAACGGAAGCGCCCAGACCGCCGTGTGTATTTTGCGATCAACCGTGAACTCCCTCAACCCGGTCGTCATTCCCAACCCCAACATTCGCGACGACAAGGGCATTCTCATCTACGGCCCAGAAGACGTCGTGACCGTCATTCGGAAAGACGCCAATGCCCCGACGTACCAGTACACTTTTAACGTCCGCGCATACGTCCAGTCGTACAACTTCCTGCGCATCATGGGCGGCATAGGAAATGTCGTGTTCTCTTCATAAAGGGATGTCTCTTGAAGTTTTGGACGTACGGTATGGCGCCGACGGCAGCGACAAGGATTTATTAGACGTCACAGACCTAGTCAAAAAGAAAATCAGCACGGACCGAAAGACGTTGACGTTCGTGGTGAGTCCAAGCAACATCGGTGTCGCTGACCCTGCTGCCGGTCAGAAGAAGGTCATGTTGATCAAGTACAATTTGAGTGGGCAGGAACACAGTGAGCGTGTCAAAGACGGTGACACGTTCGCGGTGACAGTACCTGAACCTGCGAAAAAAACACCATCGCAGTACCTAGCGGTGTTTTACGCCGCGCTGTGGAGCAACTTTGCGGGAGCACTGACGTGGTTTCTACAAGTCATGGGGTTTGCGTTCGGGTGGCAACTGGGCAAGTACTTTGGAAATTCGTACGTCTGGACCATTCTGAACATCCTGTTTCCGTACGCGTCCTTCTGGCTCATTCCGGCGATCGTGATCATAGCGCGTGCGATCGGAGGCGCGGATTTCATTAGGCCAATGGCTATGGGCATGATGCCGCCGACACAGTGAAAAAGTTTCGGATTTTTTAGTTTTTGGATTTTAGTTTTTGGATTTTTTTTTGATTTTTTAGTTTAGACCTTCATGGCTGCGAACTTGCCCACGCCGACGAAGCCGACGAACACATCGGTCTCGTCGGTGACGATGTAGACGCGCTTTGACGTCTCGCCGACCATGTACACGCTGCCGTCAAACGTCACCTCATTCTCGTCCTCGTCGTCCACGGCATCGGGGCCCTTGACGAAGCGCTTCTTGTCGGCGTCCCAGTAGACACCGGCGCCGTAGTTGTCAACCACGCTCGTCTTCAGGAGCTGGTTGTACTTGAGCGTCACCACGTTGGCGTCCTCCGGCACGCTCTCGGGCGCAACCACCTTCTTGGTCTGCGCAAAGTCCTTCATGTGGTCCAGCGGCGCCTTGGTAGACCACACGTCATCAGCCACTGCGTTTGCGAACGTCTTGTAGTCATTCGCATACGCATCCTTCCACGCAATCTCGGCCTCGTTGAAGGCCGCCAGCAGCTCCTTCTTCACGCAGGCCGCCAGCTTCTTGCCGTAGCGAGGAGCGGGCGCATCAGTGTCCGTCTCCGCCTTCTTGCGCGGCGCACGCTTCTTCTTGGGCGCCTCCGTCTCGGTCTCCGGCTCGGTATCCGTCTTGGGCTCCGGCTCGGGCTCCGCCGCCTTCTTGCGCGGCGCACGCTTCTTCTTGGGCGCCTCCGTCTCGGTCTCCGGCTCGGTATCCGTCTTGGGCTCCGCCTTCTTGCGCGGCGCACGCTTCTTCTTGGGCGCCTCCGTCTCGGTCTCCGGCTCGGTATCCGTCTTGGGCTCCGCCTTCTTGCGCGGCGCACGCTTCTTCTTGGGCGCCTCCGTCTCCGTCTCGGGCTCCGTCTCCACCGCCTTCTTAGGCGCCGCCTTCACACCGATGGCGTTGACGCGCTCGTTCTGCTCGGCCAGCTTGGTGCGCAGACCGGCGAGGGTCTCCTCGGACTTCTCGACGTTCTTGACCTTCTTGTCAGCGATCTTCTGCTCAAGCTCGGCAATCTTGGTCTCAGTCGTCTTGACGGCCTTGATCGCACGGGCGAGCGCAGGAGACGCCTTGCGGTTCTCGGCGAGGATGAACTCGAGCGCCTCGGCTGCGTCAAACTCGTAGCGCTCCGCCAGCGCGGACACCGTCTGCTCAATGATCTTCTGGGTAGAGGCCATCTTACGTGCTTGTGCTTTGGTTGTGATTGGGCTTACTGGTTTGGGGTTGTGCTCTCTGGTCCACCGCGGCGATCCCATTTCCATTTTTCAGGGGGGTCCCTGGACCGCCTAGGGAGCCCTAGAAGGTCGGGGTCCCTACGAACATGTCTTGGACATTAGGGACGTCGATGGACGCAATGGTCTCTGCGACCACATCGGTCGTTGACGCAAACACTACTCCCGACGAAACTATGCCGCCGAACAGCGCGAGCTTCAGTGCGTCTTCCCACACGATCTTTTCGTTCTTGGTGCGACGCTCTAACGCGTACACTATGAAAGATACGAGTGCCACGCTGACACCGACGAGTACGAGCATCATTTGTGATGTCGTGCCGTGAAAACTTATAAATTTAGAACGAGCGTCGACTCGTTGCTCTTCGCCTTGCTCTCAATGTCCTTCAGAGGATCCACTTCCTCCTCCGCGTCACTGAAGGTGTCAATGTCAATCGTAGCCTCCTCTTCAGATATGCTGATAGGGTTCGGCTTTACTTCCTCCTCATCGTCGTCATCGTCCGACTCGTCTTCAAACACGACCTTGTTGCGAGTAGGAACCGAAGGCCGTTCAGGTTCAACTGGCGCCTCCGAGAACTGCTTTGCGATGGTCTTCCAAGGCAAGAACGAACGCACCACGATTTCAAACGAGTGGTTCAGGACCGTAATGATCTCCTGACGGTTACGCGCCTGCTGTTCGGCCGACACACCGCCTGTCTTGAACAGGTAGGCCACCTGCCACAGCTTGCGGGCGGATTCAAGGTACAGCTCGTGAACAAACTTGTTCATACTCGGACGCTCAAAATCCACATTGACGTGCGACGAGCTTCCGCGGTAATGAAGCGACGCAAACGACTTCATGTACGCGATGAAGACGCCCATCAGCAAATCATCCAAGTACGAGCATTTGGACGTGACCACAATGCGTTCAACTTCAGTCGTAAGAGTCGTCTCAGTCCACTCCGGTATCTTTGTAAGCATGTTCTGGAACGTTCTTAGAACTTGATCGGGCTGCGAGTTGCGGTCACACAGTTCCTTGGAGGTGTCGTATATGCTCCAAAACCCTTTTGAGATTGAAGGGACGATGATGGACATCAAATGGTCGCGCAAATGCGTTTTCGCAAACTCGGCGTCGCTCATTTATTGTCAACACACTGTTAGTTATTCGTAGTTACGACGCATTAAATCACCAAGTCAAAGTCCACAGGGTGAGTGCCGTTCAGTACGCCGAACAGTGGAACGAGCGACACGATCTCCTTCCGTGGAATGGCGCTGTCCTTACAATATCGCGCTATCGCCTTGTACAGCGTGAACCCATGGTACCTGTCGTGCTTTGAGTCGGTCTTCCCGAAAAACACGGACGTCCCGTCTTCCTGCGTCATCCACCGCACGAAAGTATTGAACATCGGATTGCTCTCGTACTCTTCATGACTAGGTCCCTCTGGGAAAAAATCCCAAAACAACGACGTTGCCAAGCGGACCAGATCGAACGACGGATTGGGCTTGATGTGTTCGTGTTTCTGGGTATAAAACGG